CCACGCCGACGCTGAACATCACGCCTCAGTTGATGGGCAAGCAGTTCGCGAGAATCGAGTTCGAAGGTGATTTCACGCAGCAGATCGAAACCGCCACTGGCGTCGTGAATTCGCCCGAGCCGTATGTGATGGCGACGATCACTGTCGGTCTGCTCCGCTCGCAAACGCTGGCCGCAAGCTGGCTGGCTCAGGTTCAGAACTCGACGCTCTTGGGCGATGTGACGATCTACAGCGATACGTCATCGTTTCCGTCTATCACCATGAACGACGCGGCGGTAAGGCAACTTGAACCCGGCGCCTATGACGGCACGGATCCGGTTGTACGCCTGACCATCCGCGGAACGGTCAACGTGAACAGCGCTCTCTGGTCGTTCACGTAATTCGCCTCATGCTGCGGCTAGGGACGCGACCCGAACGCCGGCACCTTACCGGTTGCCGCAGCACCTCCTTAAGGGCTGACGAAGGTATCAGCATGCGAATTGATGAAAATCGGCACATCGTGCTACCCGTCGTGACTGAAGAGGTCACGAAAAAGGTGAAAGGCAAGGACGTAACTGAGAGGGTTGTGCGGATTTATGCATATCACACCCCAATCAGCCGAGCTACATACGAAGCAAATTATCGCGTCCTGGCCGCTACGAAATCGGCGCTAGCCAGCAAGGGATCGCACTATCTGATGGGATCCGGACCGCGCGTCGCTGCGCTCACCCTGAAAGATGAGGGTGCGAAAGACGCCGCCGATCGCGGTAGCTTCAGCGAAGACGGCAAGGTTGTCGACGAGGACACGCCTGCTCTGCTCGCGGAAATCAAGCGTTTGACGACGATCCTGTGCCCCGGTCCGAATGGCTGGGACATGCTCCCTGTAGACGTGGCCATCAATCAAGGCAAGATCGACGAAGAGGATTGGGAGGAATGCGTCTCGGCGCTAGTTTTTTTTACCTGTCATTACTCGATGGCGAAAAAGGCCGATCGGGAGAAGACAGCGCAGGCTATGGCCCATTTCCTGTCAGCATCGATTACGTCCTCAAGTGGTACGGAGTTCCTCGCCTCTTTGCCGATCTTGACGTCGGTCGAGCATACGAAAAGAACACACTCCTCGATTCCGTCCTGAACTGGATTTCGGGCGAAGGGTTTGGCGAGATTTTCGAGAAATACGATTCGCCCTATAAATCTGCGCTGGAATACCGCCAACGGTATCTGCTGCAAGCCCTGAAGAGATAAGCATGGCCGCCAAGTCAATCATTGATGTTGAAATTAACGACTCGGCGTTTCGGGAGTTCCACGCTCTCTTTACTGGGTATCAAAAGAAACTCGAGGAGATGCCCGATGACTGGAAAAAGGTCATCGATGTCATCGACGACGCAGGAAGTGGAATGGATGACTTTGCCAAGTCGTCCATGCATTCGAAAGACTTTCTGATGATCGCGGCAATTCAGGCCGATGCAATCTCAAGGGCGATTAACCGATCGACAGGTGCGCAGGACAAGTTCAACACGAAAGCCAAGGACGGTGCGATCCAGGTCGGTCGGATGGCGAAGTTTTCGAAGGATCTGGAAAAGTCGATACTCAGCATGGGCAAAGTGTTGCTCAAGCTGGGAACGGTTGGCGCGGGCGGCATCGCATCCGGAATCGGAGCGGTCTATGGAGCTACCAGCCAGCTCGCCGGACAGAATCTGCAGGCGCGCGGGCTAGGTCTCCGCATCGGTCAGACACAGGCCTTCAACGCGAATTTCGAAAAGTTCGGGTTAGGATCCTCGGATCTCGGCAACATCGCCAATGCACAAGGCGACGTGTCGAAGTGGCGCGCGCTGATTGCCGCTGGCTTGACTCCTCAGCAGATCCAGAACGAGGACGCGGAGCAGTTGACGTACGACTTCGCTCGCGCCGCTAGTTCCAAGTATCGCGAGTGGCAAAAGTCGGGCATGCCCGCTGCCTCGATGGCGCAGGCGTACGGATTCACGGATTTCCTGTCGCAACAGCAGTTGCGCACTGGCGCGAGTTACAGCGATCAGCAATGGATGGCGGCGCAGGGCAAGACCCTGACCGACGCCAAAGCAAATGAGATAAATCAGGGAATCGCTGATCAGGCGTCAGATGTAAAAGCTGCGCTCCAGTCCGATTGGGCGAAAGTGCTCAATACGTTTAACGAGCAACTGGCAAATGCATCGCCAGAGCTGAAGACGATGGGCGACGCTGCCGCGGCGGCGGCAATCAATCTCCTTAAGGTCGCGGGGCCTGAAGCGAAGAGCCTTCTGAAGGCGATTGAAAATCCCGGCGTCGTTCAACCGAATGAAGGAAAGGTCACTTCCGGGCTGCGTTCTGCAGGGGATTGGATCAGGCAGAAGTTCCCTTCACTGGCGACCTCGGTTGATTCGATGTTCGGCAACACATCTTCGTTGTCGCAACTGGAATCTGCTACCAGATTGCCGCCGGGAATTCTCGCTGCCCAGTATCAGATTGAGTCCTCAAACGGCGCGAACCTTAGATCGAAGAAAGGTGCTCTCGGCCCATTTCAGTTTATGCCTGACACGTGGAAGGACTGGGGATCTGGAGATGTTAATGATTTTGGTGCATCGTCGAGATCTGCTAGTAGATATGACTCCTATCTCCTGAAGCGTTATGGCGGCGACGTCCGCAAAGCCTTGGCCGCCTACAACTGGGGCATGGGCAATCTTGACAAGGACATCGCCAAAAACGGACAGAACTGGGAATCGCACGCGCCGCAGGAAACGCAGCAGTACATCAACAAGATCATGACACTGATGGCTCGGCAAGGCCAGAACGTCAATATCAACATCACCAATTCGACCGCCGCGAATGTGGCAACGTCGATGAACGCGGCCCCGCACTGATATGGCAATTTCTGACGCATTCCGATCAACCTATGATTTGGCGTTCCAAATCTCGCCGATCATCCTGGTTGGCGGAATCGCGTCGAATACGCTGGGCGGGATGCTGCCGATCATCGCCTTGACGGGGCAGTTGGCGAGCGCCGCTCAGGGAGCGTTGTCAAGCGGGAGTCTGAATCTGGACGATTTCTTCGCCCGATTCGTCCCCGTTCCCGGTTCTACGCTCGTCAATCAGCAGGTAGCGACGTACCCGTTTGCGAATCAGGCGGTGGCGGCTAATTCGACGATCCAACAGCCGCTGAATATCTCGCTGCGCATGATAGCTCCGGTGAAAGACACGGCGGGCTATTTGACCAAGTTGGCCATCTGGACGGCGCTGCAAAACTCGCTGGTAGCGCATAACGCGGCGGGAGGAACGTACACCATCGCGACGGCGGCTAGCATTTATCCGAACTGCCTCATGACGCAGATGACGGATGCCACGGGTGGTGGGACAAAGCAACAGCAGATCGAGTACCAGTTGGACTTCATCCAGCCGCTTATCACGCAGCAACAGGCTACATCGGCTTATAACAGTCTGATGTCGCGGCTGTCATCGGGCGCTCAGGTTTCGGCACCGACAACGGCTGGCGCCTCATTCTGGTCTAACGCTCAGGTGGCCATTGGTTCAGCCGCCCAGAATGCCGTGAATAACGTTGGGCAGGTTGCCGGCGTAGTGAATCAGTACCTGAGCAGCCCGGCACTATGACAACGCGCATCCCCTTTACCCCCAACAACTCCAATTCGCCGCCCTTCTCTACGCCGCTCACGCTGGATGGCTCGAGTTATGTGGGGAACGTGACCTGGAACGTGTTCGGACAGCGTTGGTATATGTCGATAGTCGACCCGACCAATGCGGTGATCTGGTGTGGCGCCATGGTCGGATCGCCGCTGAACTACGACATCCTGCTGGCGCCTGGAATTTTCAGCCAGTCGACAGTCTTATTCCGCGAAGACACCGGAAACATCGAAGTTACCCCTTAAATGCGCTACTACGAATTGACAGTCACGCCTGCTGGCAGCACGACGCCAATTCGCACATGGTCTTCGCACCCCAACGGGATACTCGACCCGGGCGCGCTGCAGATCGAATACGATGCACTGGTCGGCCCGTACGGCACGCCCACAGGAGCATCGACGATCACGCTGCGCGGCATATCCCTGCAGGATCTGACGCAGCCGCAGCAGTTCGCCGGCATGGCGCTAGAACTAAAGTCTGGTATGCGCGCCGGTCTTCCACTCGTTAATCCAGCCCAGGCAGGGACGATCCTGAAAGGACAAGTCTTCCAGGCGTTCGGAAACTGGGAGGGCGTCAATCAGACGCTGGATTTCGTCGTGCTGCCCGGAACCTATACGCTGGACAATCCAGGCAACTTCGTTCTGAACTGGCGATCTGGCACGAGTCTGTCGGACGCGCTGCTGCAAACTCTTGATGTGGCGTATCCCAATGCGCCCATCACGATGAATATCAGTAACGATCTTGTCCAGAATCATGACGAAATCGGAATCTACGACACACTCGATCAACTGGCGCAAGTGGTTGGCGATATCACGGAAGGCGTCTTTGATAGCCGTGTGACCATTGGGATTCAGGCCGGCAAGATTGTCGTCTTCGATGCGACATACAAGCCATCGCCGATCCAGCTCGCGTTCACAGATTTTGTTGGTCAACCGACATGGATCAACGTGAACACGATCCAGTTGAAAATGGTTGCTCGAGCAGATCTGCAGATGGGCGGCATCGTGAGAATGCCACAAGGCCTGCAGAATCTTCCCGGGTTCGTTAATACGACCGCAGCGGCCTACCCTTCTAGCATCAAGTATCAGACCACTTTTCAAAACAACTTCATCATCCAGGAGCTTCGGCAAGTCGGCAATTTCCGCGCTGCCGACGCGACGCAATGGGTGACAATCGCCAACTGCATCCTGAATCCGAATGGCTGACAACTACGACAAGCTATGGGTGCAGAAGAGCGCGAATCAGCTCGCGATCAATCGTGCCCAGCAAGCCATCCAGAAACTGGGGCGGGCTCTGCCATGCCACGTGGTAGAGGTTACCGGTTCGATTGTGACGGTGGCGTTTGATATCAACGGAGCGCCGCAGAACCTACCCAACATCACGATACCGAAGGCGGAAAGTCCCTGGATTCGGATGCCGACGCAGGCTGGCGACAAGGGCGTCACCATGCCGGCCGATGCGTATCTCGGTGGCGTATCGGGATTGGGCGGTGGAGTTGCGACGTTGACGCAGCGGGCGAACCTGACGGCGCTGGTCTTCGTGCCGGTGAGCAATGCCTCATCGGGGCCGATCGATCCAAATGCGGCTCAGGTTCAGGGGCCGAACGGTGCGATCGTCCGGACGACGACTGGACCCACGTCAGAGATCGTGACGAATCAATCCGGGACGACGATCACCTTTGGCACGACAACTCTCTCTGTGAACGCTTCCGGGATTACGCTAACCGTGGGCGGCCAAACATTCACGTGGGGTGGCTCCACGGCGGTATCTACGTTGCCGATCCAGGCGCCGGATGTGATCCTGCCGAACGGCGCTGTCAACCCGCACGTCCATAGTGATCCGCAGGGTGGCACTACAGGGCCGATGACGGGCTAGCGCTCGGAATACGTTCCCTTGAGTCCATCATACCGATCCTCCCACATGCTGAATTTGTGCATGTAATCGACCGCCCCATTGCTCCAGTGGACGGTGATGTAACAGTCGATACGATATAGGCCGGGATAGTACTCATAGGCTGGCACGCCGACGACGGTATCTATCGATTTGATCCGAGCCGCATTCGGGCCCAGTTCAAGCAAATAAGGGATGTTGGTCATTTCCATATCGTGCGCTAGCGGCGCCTGGCAGTTTTGCGGAATTCCAGACAGATCGGTTGCGTGAGCGCCAACGGAAAAGAGCGCAGCTAGGATTGCAATTTTCATTTGATTTTCCTGAAGTCGTTTGGGTTGAATCGTGGGCATATGTCACAGAGTTTTTCAACACCCTCTGACTGAATCTGGTCGATGATTGTGGATGGGTGGCTTTGCTGGGCCCGGAACCACTGCAGCATGTGTTTGCACGGAAATACCGAATCGCCCTCCCTTGGTTCGATATGTCGGAAGTGAGGTGCGATGTGCTCAAAACTTCGGTATGGAGCAAGCGGCTCGCACGGATCTCGAATCATCCTGAAACAGTGCGCCCGATAGTCTCGAGAGGCGCATGAATCTGCGAAACACTTCAGTACGGCTTCCATCATGAAGGCCTGATCCATGTCGCCGATGATCATGCGACCTTGCGCATAGAAGTGCGTGCCCTTCCAGCCGCGGACGTAGTGGATCAGATCCATCGTCCGCATGGCTCCGTCGAAATCGGAAGCGAACCCGGAAGCGTACAACCTTACAGACTCAAGGTCGCGCTCTGCGAATAGCGGAGCGCTGCTAGCCAACTCCAGGGCCATTGGAAAAACGTCCGATCGGCTGTTCAGGAATAACACGATCACCAGATAGTCTCGCGATAGGCGAGACAGGCTTTCGTGCGTGAAAAAACTCGGTGGATAGGGCATAGATAAATGAGAACTTGGGGCCGAGTCGCTAACGAAGACGGCACGAAAACATGGGTTGAGGTGACCACGGATGCCAATGGTTTCGACGATAACTGCTGGCTGACCACTCTTGCGCAAGCGCTGAAACTGAATCTGGGCGAAAGTCCATTCTTCGCAAATCTCGGAATCCCTCAGTACCAAACCATTGTCACCCAGGTACTGCCCGATTTCTACGTCAACCAGATTCAACAGTATTTCGCACCTTACTTCGCATCATTGACCATTACGCGTGTCGCCGGATCTTTCCCGCCTGTCTATCAGGTCAATGCCATCTGCCACAACGGCGCGATTCTAAGTCCATATGTGGATTCCTCGATCGTCGCTCCGCAGCTCGACAACACATTCATTCTCGGTTCCTCGACACTAGCATGATTCGACGCCTCGCCATTCTATTGCTGGTCGTATGTTCGTCGGCAAACGCACAGTTCAAGACAGGGCAAATCCTGACGGCAGCGCAGTTGAATGCTGCGTTTGCCAACGTTCTTTCGCTGTCGGGCGGCACCCTTAGTGGTCCACTGACTGTACCGACTCTGACGGTAACGGGCGTTGCCAACATCCCGAATATTTCGGTGTCTGGCGGCACGATTTCGAATGCCACTATAACGAATTCCACCATTACCGGCGGGACAATATCGGGGCTCTCATCTCCGCTTCCTGT